TGTTAAGAAGATTTCGGATGGAATATTTCTTTGCATCAAACCTCATGGCCCAAATAAAACAGCTCAATATAGCTTGGCAGCTCATAAAGATTATTTCAAGCCTTTAGTGCCAGGTGATAATTTACCTTTCAAAACTCCACAACTCACTTACAATGGATGGTACCTCTTTGATTTTGTTTCGATTACTAGACAAAAATGCACTCATTATTTACTATCTAGTTCTCTGCTTGCTTATTTGCCTCTGTGGTGTGAAGCTTTTCATGTGAATCCGCTTGATTTAAATAAAGGCATTTGTCCGAAAGAAGTTTGGAAGCATTTTGCTTTTTCAGTACTAGCATATTTGGAAGATAAATCACAAACCTCAGCTACCATATTAACTTTTAGACAGTATTACATGAAGGCATCAACGAACAACATACTGCCCGAGAATCCAATGCAAACGTATGCAAAAATTGATCCATTTCCTAGAAGTCGACTATGTGTCTTTGTGATTCTTGGAGGAATGAAGGTAGCAGAAAAATGGTGTAAACATGGGTTTCCTGTAAGTGTTAAATTGTCCGGCATGAGCGAAACTAGGCAAAAACAAGTGGCTGAGGAAGAATCAGAAAGTGAAGAACTAGAAACAAGTGCAGATAATTTTACAAATCTTTGGTCATTTGTTGACACTAGCTTAAATCTTCATTCTTTCACTAACACTTTGCTTCTGGTTTCAGTAGGGGGATTGCATAACAAAGAAGAAGGAGATCAAAATCAAGGAGACTTCAAAATCTACAACAAAATAGCAGAAAAAGAGGAAAGCATGTATAACATACTCAAAGATGGTTTAGGGCTGAGTAGCAAAAGATTGAAAGACTTGAAAGAACATGAGTTCAATGTTGATGTTATGTTGAATGGATCTGAAATGTTGAAACAATTTATCTGCAAAAAGTACAGAATCAAGAACATGGAAGAATATCAGAAATGGTTTTATAGCAAAACTTCAGGTGCTTTGATGAAAAGTGCTGAGTCTCTTGCGACATTTAAGGCTAGCGCTGATTTTGATTACATCTATAATTATGCTAAACATCTAGAAGGAACATTATCGGAAGGGGAACTTATGGCTCAGAGATATCAAGATGATCTTCTTAGGTATCGATTTCGATACGGAGGAAGCCCAGAGGAAGTTCATGAAAGAATATTAAAGGAGCTACAAACAAATCAAACAACTTTGCGGTGTAGCCCAGACTTAGCTTCTAGATGTGGCACAACACCAAATCCAAAGGACATGCCGTATAATAAAAGAAGGAAGGTTTTGGAAGCCATATCCTTCCTCCTATATCATGGAGGCATATCCCATTTACCATTGTTTGATCTAAATGAACTCTTGCATGATTTGGAAGTTCAAGGTGGAGTGCTAGTAAATATGTTTCAAAAACTGCAGTTGGGAGGAGTCAGAGAGATATTTGTCTTGTGTATTAGATCTCGATTATGCATTGCTTTCCAAGAGACTATCTGTCGAATGCTGTGCAATGAACTGCCTCAGGAAATGCTAACAAGTGGAACCTTTAAACACAAGAAAATTAAAGAGCATTTCTCTGAATTAAAAAGAAAGGGAGCAAAAGATTTCATAAGTGCTCATGATTCTTCTGATGCCAGTTCTTGGGCTCAACAATTTGTAATGCCAATGTTTGGGTGTGCCTTGTCTCGAGTAATGCCAGATCCAATATTCAAATTGTGCTGTCGAATCATGAATTGTGCAGCGTCAAAGAAACTAGAAATGTCCAAATACATGCTAGCCAGAGTGATAAAACAATATTCTGAAACTGGTTCAATCATTGAATCAATGACAGGAAAAGCAATGAATAGAGTGTTGAGTGAATTTATAGGCAGAGAAAAATACTGTAAACTGATTTACATGCCTTCATCTCCTTTCTTAACAAATACTAGCAATATGATGCAAGGCATATTTCACTACACTTCAAGTCTTGTTCACACAATGCATTCTTTCACCATAAATGGGATGCACGAGAAAATATTTAAAAGTCTGTATGGTGAAAGCTTTGGTTTCTTTGCAACATGGAAACTCTCCTCAGATGATTCCAGTGTGACATACTCAATATTCAAAATGAAAGAAAGATTTAAATCAAATGAAGTTGTGTCAACAAGAATCATTTTCATGATATTTTCAATGATGAAACAATTTAGTTACTCATATTTTTGTGCTAAAGGATCACTAGAGAAGAGTACATTTTGCAATATGAATAGCATTGAAGAATTCAACTCACTTTGGTTCATCTACAACACTATTGCTGGATTGAATTTGAAATTTGTTTATGCTGCCATGCAGATGAAAGCAACACAATCTCTAACAGCTAGACAAGAAAGCTTTTCTAACATGTTAAAACAATGTGCAGAAAATAATTGCTCGTCCTTCACATGCGCATGTATACAGGAGATCCAAGCTAGAGTTCATTATTGTGCTTTGGGTCTTGAAACATCTCCTCTCTTTGAAGATTATGCTGAATTGCTAGAATTGTGTCCTCACCCTGCAGTTGGTCTATTCACATTCCAAACTGAGTTCTATTGTGGGCCTCTCGCCTTTGATTTCTCAAAATCGATTTTATTAGATGAGAATGAACTTTCTTTCAAAGTTGAATTAAACATGATGAAGTCATCTATTCCAGAATACACAGAAGAGGGGCACTCAACATTTAGCCTATATCTATCTCAAGGAGGATTGGAAAAGTATGATGCTTTTGTTGAAAGGTTGCAAGAGTTTTGTGGTTTGACAGAGAATTGGAGACAGCCAGGCATTGAGCATCCTTTTTGGGTGGTGGATGAAAGTGAAAGTGCAGAACATGCTCATTTCAAAATGATGGACAAAGCAAAGAATTCTGGTTCTTCAGCATCTTTTGCTTTTGCAACAGGTTCTAAAAATATGGCCTCTTGTGCTTATGTGTTGCATTCACAGAGTGTGACATTGAAAGAAGTGAGAATCAGTCCTAAAACAGCAGAAGTGAAGAGGCTAGCTGGCGATTCAAAGGAAAATAAGAGTGTCAACATCAGGATTAAAGCTAGTTTAATCAAGATCTGTTATGACTTGGCTGAAATAGCAAGAAAGACAATCATTACTCCAAAGCAAAAGAGCCTAATTGAGCTTTTAATACCAAATCTGGATTTTTACAAAGAGATTAGAAAAATTTCTTTAACACTTGAAGAGTCTGAAACGAGATTATCAAAAGTGCAGAAAAGAGCATTGAGACATGTGATTTACACTTTGCCTAAGAGCATTGTTGTGTCTTCAATTCCAT